AGCCAAGATGGAACAATCTCCAGTCATATCTTTCAGAGACTTAAATCGCACTGGAGGTAAAACAGTCTGTGTGTCATCACGATAAAGTGTAAGTTTTCCACGAACTGAAGCGCATTGATATATGACATTGTTCTTGAAGTTTAGTTGCATTGATTCACCTGCATAAGGAGGCGAAATAACTGCAAAAGCATCCAAAGCCTGTTTCCAAGTATTAAAACGGTGTGTGCGATACTCAATGGACCAATCCATAACGTGACCCGCAAACTTAGTGAAAACACTAACATCTGAAATACGCTTGAGTAGACTAACGACGCCGACAGGACTAACATTGACAGGTTCAGTGTCTGGAAAATCGAGATATAACTCATTTTCCGGGCACTGAAACAAAATATCAGTCGCGTAACCATCAAAGTCCTCAGTATGTTCCATGTGCTTCGTGTGTTCACCAATAATTGAAAGAACGTTCATTGGCGAGACATCTGTCTTCTTTCCAGCAATAGTCATTGTCACAGAAACAAAACGTGCATAATCATCCGGACAAACTGCAACATCATCACACGTATAATGCGACAACAAACCACGACGGTTAAATGTGTACTTGAAACGAATGCAACGACGCTTAAATCTACCTGTGTCGTCAGAACTCCACTGAGCCGCTTTAGCGATGCGGTAAAAAGTTCCTTCATTACATGCGATGACTAAACCCTTCGTTGTATGTCCATTTGAAACTGCAAGAACTCTCTGCCAAGTATCTTCTAATTTTTCAATTGATTCAGCACATTCATCCACGACATCATATTTCTCAAGATCAACGTGATTGAGTACATTTGTTTTACCAATTCCTGGAGGTCCCAGTAGCCAAAAGACGCTAGGTTTGAAAACTCCTGTCAGACCTTGCGGTCTAAGGAATCCATCTGCGAATTGTCCACCAAGATGTCCAGCACCACGTCCTGCTCCATGATCGAAGCGAGGCATCCAACCAGGTTGGAATGGTCGTGGTTGCTGTGGTCCAAATTGTTGCGCAATAGCACGTACTTGTTGTTGAATATGAGCTTGGTTTTGATCTGCAGCTGCAACTTGTTGAGCGATATTACGACGTTGATCAGCACGAACATCACGAGGAGGCGCAGTTGGCTGTTTCCACATACCAACAGGTCTTTGAACGGTTGGTGCCTCACCATCTGGAACATCAGGAGGTGTTGAAAGTGATGCAACACGTTCATCGACATATCGGTTATAGTCTCGTTGACGCAGGACTTGCAAATCGTATGCCTCTTTGACGATTTTCTGAATGGAAACTTGTTCAATTTCTTGTAGTTCATCCATACCATTACGATAATGAGACATGCGTGTAAATTCTAGATGTGACCAGTCCGATTTGTAATAATCTGAAGCATGGGCTGATTGATTTTGAGTACCAGCTGTTTGAAGTGGATGTGGATCCACACAACGAATGACGAAATCACGACGACGATCAAGTATAGCAGGTATACGAAGAGTTTTCGACTCATGAACGAAACCATAGTTCGAGCAAATGATAACATATCTCGCGGCATAACGCGAACCTTTCTCACTGACTCCAGCCATATTGAGAAGATATGCGGCACTTGTGTATTCTTGGTTGAGTTCCTGATGGTCAACACAATCGATGGTACTGTTAAAATCGTCATGTAATATGACCTCCTGCCCAGCATGATTACTCCAAAAAGCATCCTCTTTACTACGCGAATAGACGAGAAGAGTTTTTCCTTCATGAGCCCCAAGTTGTTTGACTACATATTCAGCAAGAACAGACTTACCAGTTCCACTGTCTCCGAAGAGCCAGATGATTACTGGTACTTGTTTTCCAACAACGGTCTTGTAGATGCTGTCAAAACGTGTACGCAATTCAACATAGAGATACTTGACTTGTTCGAGTAATTTAGCAAGACTGGAAGTATTTTCTTCTGACTTAGCAACAGCTAGAAAACTTTCGTTAACTTCGTCGAGTGTTTTCTTCAATTCTGGCAAAATGTTAGGTCTTCCCAAGACCTCACTAGCACTTCGCTCAAGTGCATCATGTAATTCCTGTAGTCGTTTCCTGAGATCCTCCACTCGTTTAACAAGAAGGGCACGTGGTGTGTCCAACTCGATGCCTAGTAAATTTGCCACAGCGTGTCTAACAAAACTCGACATGTCTTTAAATGAACGAGTTATGTTTTCCCAACCACGACAAGAATTACCCAACTTTGTAACACATGCAGTTATACTGTCAAAACCCACTTGTTTTGCTCCAGTAAGGAGCATAACAATAGGAACGGCAATAGAAACTGCTGATGTCACAAAATGTGGCATGAAATCTCCCTTACCTGGTCCAGTCATGTCAGCAACTCGACACAATGTGTCGACGAGTCCTTGTGACTCCATATGTATGATACTTTCCTCGGGTGGTTCATGACCTCCGAAGAGTTGTGTGCGAATAAAACAAGCAAAATCAGAACAACAATGATACAAAGAAACGAGAGCATCAACAAACATTTTAGCAATATCAATAAAACGATCTGGAGATACACTCCAGTACGAACTATACAATTCAAGCAGTCGTACTACGACTGAAGCGGCAACACTCAATGTCGCGGCCTGATACACCTCGCGGAGGAGGAAGAATAAATTTAGTGGCTTTAGATCGTCGAGCCACCTCAGCGCGTCTTCCAAAGTGATTGATGACCCTGTGGATAAGTGGGAGGTCGAAATCCCCATCATATTTAATGTTGACTGGTCCTGTTGGTTTCCAGTCAGCAATGACGTTGATATATGTTCCATCGAAGATTTCACAGGTTTTTCCGTTGTTGTGATCTGCTCCAATGTACCAGCAGGTGCGAGGATCTGCGAATTCCCAAGATCCCTCATCAGGTCTAAACCACATTGGACACTCTGTGTGAAACTGGACGTGTCCGTATTGCATGACGCCCTTCGACTGTTCATAAATTGGAACTCCTCTGGCCTCTGGTTCATCATGTCTTCTGTCGTCTGAATTGATGTATGGGACGACCTGGTGGTAACCCCAGACATTGTGTTCGGAGATGAGTTTATTCCTCCAGACATCTTTTCCGAAAGGTGTTTCGCTTTCGACGCAAGCCACGAGGCAGCACTCTGGGCACCAGAAGCCCGCCTGATGTCCGGCACGGATTGTGTAGGTCTGCTCAACATCTGTGTAACGTGCAGGTATCTTCTCACCACGCTTAACAGAAATGACGTCTCCGGCTAGAGCGTCAATCTGACAATCGCGACGATAAATATCGTAGTCTGAATCAGCTTCGTGAGCGACGAAGTCACACGTCCAACGTTTACGAACAGTGCGTGTTCCTACAACAGTAGTTGCAACACGGCAGGATTGGATAAAAGAAAGAAGAGTCAAGTCTTCACAAGCATCAACGATTAAATTCTTTGCTTCGGTCTTTGCCCAAGAAAAATCTTCAGTTAAAGTGTCAAAACAACCTTGAAAAGCTTCGATTTCAATAAGAGAAAGATAATGCTTAGGATATTTAGCCAAAAGTTCAGTTGCAAGAAAAGCACGAGACATGATTAAATAGAAGGTGCGAAAAAGTAAACATCAACATCCGGAAGAAAATTTTGAGCGTAAGAAATTTCAAAACCGTAAACACTAGAAAGAATAACAGCGTACCATTCACCTGGTAGAGGACGAAAAGAAACTTCAACGTCTAGTGGAAGAACAGCGTCAAAGTAAGCTTCAACGTGAGAACGAGGGTAAGACTCGTGCAAAGGAATTTGCAAAATTTTTACAACAAGATCGGAATCGAGTTCTGAGAGCTGATATCTTGACATTGGCACATAAGGTATCACTCTCACGAAAATATAAGTATAGGGTATACTGAGCGAGAAGCTCTATTCCTCAATTGGCTATAAACTTGATCCAGTCACCAATGAGTAGTTGTCGAGCGTGCGTACGAGAAAAGAACGATATTATCACTTATCTGATAATTGACTTTTGACCTGTGCGTAGGCCCCAC